TTACATAAGTTTAAAGGAAAAACTTATTCAATGATTGTTGAAGAACTATTCGATGTTTATGATAAAGATATTTACCATGTTCATTTTGAATGTGTCGTTGCGCAACTAATGTGGAAGAATTATCGAAAGTGGAGACTTTTGGAAAACAGAGAAAAAGTCGATCCAAATTACTATAGTATCCAATCTGTACCTAATCAGGAAAGTTGGATATTAGCAATGGCGTTCTCAAATCCAAAGAGATCAATCCTTCAAGGAATTCTTTATGAGGGGAGATACTCTGGAGTTATGGATAAAATTCTAAAAGGAGAAAGAATCACATGAGAGATCCTAAAAGAATAGAGCCAATGCTAAATCTCATCAGAAATCTCTGGCATAAAGCTCCAGATTTACGCCTCTTTCAACTATTGTTAAATGCTGTACCAAGTGATAATATGGCATATTATATGGAAGATGAGGAACTGGTTGAAGCTCTAAAATTCACATATAAAGACCAACAGGGCGAGGAGGGAAGCAATTGAATATAATCAATCCAACATTTAAGATACAAGATGAAGAAAATAGTATCTTCACAATCAGACAAAGGGATTATGATCAGATTTTACCGTTGGTTGAGCAAATAGTTAAACCAGTCGAAGAGATTGGATTTCAAATAAATGAAGTATCCTTAAAGGATTCTAGATTTTCTTCTGGAGAATTATCAACAACTTTAAAGCAAACTCTTGTTATAAAACTTCAAAAGGGAAGCTCTAATATTGATTTATCATTATTCATTCCAAAACTTATTGGCGACAACTATATCTATATAAATGGAAGAAAGAAGATTCCACTATTTCAGCTATTTGATATACCAATTGTTACAAGGGGAGAAAGTATTAAACTCCGGACTAATGTCGCCACGATCATTTCAACAGTAGAGAGAGAAACCCCAAGAGTTCATGTTAGTTTTCTGGGTCGTAAAGTCCCATTGGCGCTTCTTCTATTTGCTTATTATGGGGTAGACGAAGTACATGAAAAATTTGAACTCGGTGCAAAAGATTGGGTAGCAAGCGATTGTACTTATGATATCTTGAAAGTTGATCTTAAAGAGTTTTACACAGAATCAAAAGGATATACACAAGATGATTTTATTTTAGAGATTGGTAGAATTTATTCTCGTTTTAATCAAAAATCAAAAGGTGAGGATATAATGTATGCCATCGACCTTGTTCCAAAAGTCGATGTTATAACAGCCAAGTTTCTTACGACCAATTCAATTCTTGATGAATTAGTTGAAGCGATTAAAATTGAAGATATTGACGATACCTTATTTACAAACAAGCGAGTTAGGTGTTTTGAGTATATGATAGTATCAAAAATCTCAAAAATAATTTTTGATCTGTGTTTCTCAAATAGAACAGCTCGCCAACCGAAGTTTAATATTAACTCGACGCAAATCTTATCCGAGTGCAATGTTTCTGATATTGTTCAGTTCGACTTTTCAATCAATCCAATTGAGGAGTTAACCAAATTGTCAAGGATAAGTCTTTTGGGTCCGGGAGGATTTAAAAGAGAAAATATTCCAAAACATTTGAGGGATATATGTCCATCAATGTTCGGAAGAATTTGTCCGGTCGACACTCCAGATAGAGATAATTGTGGAGTTTTACAAAATCTAATTCCCAATGTTAAGTTAGACGAAAATTTAAAATTTACTAATGAGTTTCTGGAGAAACAACCAATCTCAATACCTGTATCAATGACTCCATTCTTGAAACATGATGATCAAACCAGACTGCAAATGGCATCATCCCAAATGCGTCAGGCAATCATGTTAAAAGAGTTTGATACTCCATTGGTTAGCTCAGGATGTGAAGGTCTATTTACTGATCACACACAATTTGTTAAACGAGCTAAAAAAGATGGAGAGGTTATTCATATAGATCGAAATTATCTGATCGTTATGTATAATGATAAACAAGCAGACGTCTTTGATATTCGTTATCGAAAAATTTACGTTGAGCATTTGGACTTCATGAATATCTATGTAAAACCTGGAGATAAGTTTAAAGTCGGTGATATTCTTGCCGAAAGCAACTATTGCAAAGATGGTAAAGTCAATATTGGTAAGAATCTATTAACTGGAGTTATGGTATATTATGGAAACAATTATGAGGATGGTATTGTAATATCTGATAGATTGGTTGAGGATGACTCACTAACATCAGTTCATTATAAAGATTTATCATTTTCATTGACTCCAGAAAAGGTATTACTTTCTTTAGATAATGATACATACAAACCTTTACCAGATGATCTTGAGGTTATTCAAGCTGGAAACCCATATGCAATTTTGAAAAAGTTAAATTCCGAAGAATTTTATTCTGTATTCTCTGAGCCAATTGAATTGTTAGCAAGAAAGAATTTCATTATATCAGAGGTCAACATTTTTGCAAACTCGTGGAATGAAGAAGTTCCGGAATACAGAAAGTGGGTTGAAGAAAAATTACAACAACAGGCAGAAAATGAAACTGACTTACAAAAAGCTATCAGAAGACACTTACCAAAAGATCAATCAGAAAGATTCATTAGAGAGTTTGGTTTAGACAGATTCTCGTTCGTCGGCAAATACAAAAATAAAAGAGAAAAAATTAATGGTATTCATGTTGAAATGTTTGGCGTTCATACAAGGAAAATTAAAGTCGGGGATAAGGTAGCAAATAGACATGGGAATAAAGGAGTTATCTCTAGAATTGTTCCACATGAAAAAATGCCGCAGCTGCCAGATGGAAGGCATTTAGATATTTGCATCAACCCTTTGGGAATAATTTCAAGAATGAACTTTGGTCAATTGTATGAAATGCATCTAGCAATGTCAGTTGAAGATTTAAAATTAACTATGATTGGCATGATTGATGCTGAACAACCAAGCAAAGATATTAAAGATTATCTATTAGGATACATCCAAATAATTGACAAAACGATTGACGGATGGTATTTAGACCAATTCAAAAAACAGTTACCTAAGAAGATAACAAAAGAGTTCGTAGAGAATTTAACGATTATTCAACCTCCATTTGAATCATGTAGATTGGAGGAAGTTGAAAAAGCAATGGCTTATACTGCAACTGAATTTTCTCAGATTCTTCACGATCCGCTTTCACAAGTTAATTTAAATAATCCGATAGCAGTTGGATTTATTTATTTCTTTAGAATGGTTCATATTGCTGAGGAAAAATTAGCAGCTCGTGGTATTGGAGCATATGCAAGACGAACCCTGCAACCATTAGGAGGCAGAAAGAATAAAGGTGGTCAAAGATGTGGAGAAATGGAAACTGCATGCCTTATTGGTCATGATGCTCCATGTAATCTATTTGAGTTCTTGACTACAAAATCTGACTGTATCGATCTTAAAAATAGTTACATCCGGAACTTTATTGAAGCGAATCTTGTAGAAGAAAGCAAAGATTTGGATGTTGTTCCTGAATCAGTTAAATTGTTGAACTCTTATCTAACTGTGTTAGGAGTTAATCACAAATGAGTTCAGATTGGTATAGCTCAAGCACGAGTACAAATACTGATTATGGCAGATATTATAGGGCATCCAGGGGGTATTACTATACACCAACTCCTCTTGCAACAGAAGTTGCACTGGAAAAAGCTAGAAAAAAGAAGAAGGAGAAAGAAGTTAGGATGCCAACAAAACCAATTTTCTTTGATCCGAAGGATTTAAGATTATGAGTATAGATGATTATGAAGACGAAGAGTGGCAAGAGTTTGATTTTTATGGCGAAGAGGAAGAGGAAGAAGAGTCTGAAAATGAAATAGATACTGACCTTCTCAAAAGTATGATCAAAATGACTCGTAAGAGAGAGAAAAAAGAACAAGAATGGGCTCTCAAAGAACGAGAAGAAATGATTAAAGAGGAAGAAAAAGTATCTGGGCCAACCTTCTTCAATCCAAAAGATCTTTGTCTGCCACAGGGGGAAAGTGTATGAAAGAGTGTTTACCTGATATTCAATGTTCAATACCTGATATTAAAATCCCCATTATGCAGGTTGGAGTTGAAAATGTTGAGGTCCCTTTTAGTTTGGAATCTAAGTATGGAGGTTTTCATAAGATGACTGCAAACGTATCTATGAGAACCAATTTAGATAAAGACACAAAAGGGATCTCAATGTCAAGACTATTACTTACTTTAAAACCATATCTTGATTTACCACTAAAACACAAATTGATTAAACAAATACTTGAAGATGTCAGAGAAAATGTTGAGAGTGATGCGGCATTTATGAAATTTGAATTTAGAATGCCAATCACAAGAAAGTCAATTACGTCAGATAATGAATTTCCAATTTATTATAAGTGTAGATTTGAAGGACAGTTATTTAAGGGAACAAGTTTTGAAGCAACTGGAGAATATCCAATCGTTGATTACTTTAGATTCTTTCAAGGAGTTATTATTCAATATGCTTCATACTGTCCTTGTTCAGCAGAATTATGCGGCCACCTTTCAGAGAATGAATCAAAAGGGTATCCACATAATCAAAGATCATTTGCTGATATTCTTGTAGAAGTCACAGATCCTCATTATGTTTGGTTAGAAGATATTATTAATACCGTTGAAACTAATTTAATAACTCTTCCATACCCAGTCATAAAGAGAGTAGATGAACAAGAGATCGCAAGGATTGCAGCTGAAAATCCTATGTTTGTTGAAGATGCAATAAGGAGAATATCGAAAGGTTTAAATGATCGAGAAGATATTCTAGATTGGATTGTTAAATGTTCGCATGAAGAATCAATCCATACATCTGAAGCAATTGCAGTAAATTGGAAAGGAATGCCTGGTGGATTTGACGGAAGAAGGTACTTATGATTAACGTATGCATTTCATATGGTTTTGGAGAAGGAAACAGATTCGTTCAAGAAACCATTCCAGATAAGATTCAATTAGCTATTTGGAAATACGATGTTTTCATGGAACTTAAAGACGACGCTCTTAAAGCGATTGAAAAACATGGTACTGATGTTAGAGTAATTCACCTTCCATTAGATACCCTTAGAAAAGATATGAGCGACATTGATAAACTGATAGAATTTGGTTTTACGAAACTTGGATGTCAAAAATATGTATTTCATCCGAATAAAAATTCACTTCAGTTTATAGACCACTTTATTAAAAGGTGGAGCCCATTTTGCCAACTATGTATTGAGACCTTTCAATGGAGAAAGAAAAAACAACTCAGAGGTCCTTTAGAAATTTTGGAGTTTTGTATTCAATCATATCCAAGGTTGGCAATGACCATTGATACAAGCCATATTGAAACTATTTGGTTTGACCACAGAATCATGCCTATGCTCTTAAAATACACAACTGTACTACATCTATCAAACAGAGCAAAGGGAGTTGGTTCACATCTTCCATTCAATACAGAAAAGGGAGAGTTAAAATTGGTAGGGTTTGTCAGTGATTTAAAACGCAGATACAATTGGACTGGTGACTTAGTTCTGGAATACATGCCAGAGTACAGAGATAAACTTTGGAAAAATAAAAAATATATAGAGAGGTTATTGGCATGACGAGAGATCAAGTCATTGCTCTTTTCAATAAAGAGCGAAATTATGAAGAATTAGTATTCGGCGACTATGCACAAATCCCAGCTCTAAGTTTTCCCAGTTTTATCATCTTTTTAAAAGATTATGTCGATAAAGCAGAAAAAGCATATACTGGGAAATGGGAAAAAGAATTACCGCCGTGGTTGAAATCCTGTCGGGAATCCGAGTTAAGTGGGTCACCTGAGGGAGGAACCGCACCTGTAAAGGCGTACGAAGAAGTTATTAAAATCATGGCTCTAGCAGGAGCAGCCTTGGAAACATACTCAGTAATTGACGCCAGCAAGTGGAGAGAAGACCCTGAAAAAGAGTCTCAAAAGTGGAAAGAATAAACTAAAAAAGGAGATCAACAAGCGATGAATGAAAATCTATCAGAGATGGTAAAAGATCAACAAGAACAGGCACCAGTTATGTTTTCTGAGGATGACCTTGATTTACCCGCAACTGAAGAAACAGAAGCTGCGGAAGCGCCAGTCGAAGAAAGACAACTCATCGGTATCACATCACTGTCAACCTGGTTTGAAGCCAATGCTTCACAATTCAATAACATCAATCAGGTGAAGGTTGCGATCCGTGGAGTTGATGAAAATAAAACTTTGATCATGGCAGTTGTAGATGCATCCGCTGAAGATAGCGAAGAAGGTAATGAACCAAGAAATTTGAGAGTATTTGAAAACGCTGATACTCATCCGGTTCTTGACATTCCCGCAGCTTCTATGGATGTTTATAACAATGGTTTCAGAATCATGTATCAGTACAGCGACAATGTGTATATCAAATGTTATGGTATTCGCACAGGATTGATTGCTGTATTCTGTAACAATATCAATGATGATCTGGTACCATATGCTGTGACAAGGATCAAAAGAAAAGATGATGAAATTGAAGTTATCGCCAGAGATTCAGCAGAGGTTATTGAGAAACTCGGCGGAACTTTAGATGGTGAAACTCTACAACTGAGATACAAACAAGCAGCGAAATCTGTTGACGAACTTGGGACAAATCTCGATGCCGTCAAATGGCTGCTTGCTCGCCAGGATGAGATTACAGACATCAATCATCATCTTCAGATTGATAACATTATTATCGACACCTTAGCGTAAAGGGTTTGGGCAGCAGCAGCCAATAGGATCGAGAACAACAACTTGGATATTATGTATCGACATATGGTCGGGTGAGTTTTCGATCCACTGCTGCCCATCTATAAAAAGGATCTTGGGTGGGGAATCTGGATGTATGCTTCGGACCATTTCCATAAGGAGCTCCGTGGGACAAGCGAGTGCCATAATTCCTCACCCATTCATTCACTATGAAAATAAACGAAAATGTCAAACTAGTCCTAAAGGACGTATATCTATATGATATTGAAGCGTGTCATTACACGATTATGCAAAAGCTTGGGATGGACGTGAGTAGTTTAGACCGAAATGATAAAGCGCAGAGAAACATTGAAATCGGTAAAATGATGAGAAAGAATCCCAAGCTGACATCTCTATTAAGGAATACCACAAAAGCAATTATTGATGAATACATAATGAAAAACAATGTCACCGAAGATGACATTCTGATTAGACAATACGATGGTATCTTAACAACCAAAGTTTTACGAACTACTAATATTAAACACATTCCATTTGAAATGCGAAAAAGGTTCTTAACTTTTATCATATCAATTGATAGAGGTAAATACATCGGGTATGATACTGAAAGAAATGTAACAATTAAAGGAGTATCATTCCGTTATCCTCAAATGGATATGATTTACAAAAAGATATGTGCAGTTAATTTTGCTAATAAGAGTCGAATATTTATTCAACTACAAAAGATAAAAGATGATTTCTTAAAATCTAATAATCCATATCTGTTTGGAGTCCCAACTAAAAAGGGGTTTAATATCTTTTTAAAAGGGTATGGCGAACTTGAAGTAACTGAAAGCACCATCAAATTGATGGACACAGATGATATTAATAAAGAAAGATATTTCAAGTTTTATATTGAGCCCTTTACAAAAAGTATAACAGCAGAATATGTATGAGGTGTATATATGGAAAAAGTATTGAATGTTGCAGGAGGAAAGTTTCCACCGCTAAATCTAACTCCTCCATACTTTTCTGTCAATGTCGATACGATGTATTATTATAATCGAGATCCAGCAGAAGTAGAAAAGTTGTGGTCGAGGTGGGATAAAAAGACTAACAAAGTCCATAATGTTAAAGCAGATGTTTTTGAGTTCTTAGAAAGGACTTATACTTATTATCATAGGGTTTGTATCTACAGATTTCTTGAGCATGTATCATTCACAAATGTTCTATATTTCATTTATTTGATTGCAGGTGTTACAGAGAAAAATTCTAAAGTGGATGTTATTGTCCCAAATTATTCGACACTTGCCACAATGATCTTAGAAGAAGACCCAAGAAGTCCTATTTTTGAAGAGGAGAACATCTTGCTAACAACTGAGCTTCTCAATGAACCATCATGCCCCCATGCCTCTATCTGGACTGTAGACCGAGCATATCATTTTTGGGAAATGGAAGGTAGGTTTAAAGTTGAAAATGTCCAACCCAGTTTTAGATTTGATGGGAGAGAGATATATTTGAGGTTTCAAGCGAGGCGCTTATGAAGCAATTAATCTATGCAAAATCGAGTGGAGATGGAGGAGGAATATGTCATATGTCATCTCGGAAATCTGGGAAAAGTAGTATGCTGAATCTTGTAGCTCAATCAGATATCGTCATAGCTTTAGATCATGAAAACAATCTAGAAGTTATAAAAAATAGATATGGCGATAGTGGCCATTATAATGTAAATGATGCCACAGAAATATTCTCAGAGATTATTTCCCGAATGATATTTCAAGAACGGATGCTATTATTCCAGGAATCAGTAAAAGAAAGACTCATAAAAAACATAACAAAAACAATTGAAATGGGAGGAGGTGAGTTCCTTGACACCATTCAGCGAACGTGCAGAACAGATGGGTCTTAATATAGAAACTGCCTACAAAGGCATGTTCAGTTATCAAGATCAATACTGTGAAATTATTTATCGACAATTGAAACCAGAAACAATCTATGAAGACCCAAATCCACATGAAACTGACGGAGAGGTTACACCGATACTAGCGCTATACACAAAAGGACCAGACTCAGTTGGTTATCGGTATTGTGGGTATGTTTCAAATATGTATAAGTTTGTGGGCAATGATGCTTTGAATGAAAGAATCAGAAGTTCAGTTGGAGCAGTTGGTTTACCCGTTGTTAGAGAGGGAGCATATTTTGCTTATGATTTCTCCAGAATGAGAGCTGAAATTGTAATCCAAAGTAACCAAGAAGTTCCTCAAGCTGGAGATGTTATGCCAGTAATGGTAGTTAACAACAGCTACAACGGAACAAAGGCAGCATCATTAGCATTTGGTCTTGCGACAGCATATAATGAAGAAAGATTAACTTTCTCATTTAGTCTTGGAGAAATCAGACAAGTTCATGTTGAAACATCTACAACCAGCTTAGCATCTGCGGTGACCACATACATGGAAGTATTCTCAGGAGATATTCTCGAGATGATCTCCGGAAGCTTTGCAAAGCAAGTTGGAGAAGATGAAATGATGACCCTGCTTGAACTTCTTGGAGAATCATTTGGTAAAAGAAGAAGCGAGAGAATTTCAGAACTTATAGCAGAAGTTCAGGGTGATAATCAAAGACCAACGGCATGGCAAGTGTTCTTAGCAATCGTTCGATATACGAGTTTTGAACCAAACATCAATATCAGAAAAATGATGGAGAATGTTGCTGAAAGCGTTCTGGTTATTCCAACCCGTATGTACGACGTTTTGAGAAGACTTGAAGTTGATTAGTTTGCGCCAGCAGTAGACCGAGGATGCCACTTGGCGCAGGGTGGGGGACAATTTAACGGTAATCCCCCACCCATTTTTTTGCGCAAAAAGATGGAACAAAATATAAAAATGTAAAAAGGATATCAATCTAATGCCAGAAGATATAAGAACAGATGGGGGAGCAGTATTTATCCCAGTTGAAACATATGAATTAAAAGTCACTATAAATACTCTTGACTATACCGGTGATTTGATTATGGCAAGATTGCGTTCATCATTATCTACTGGCTATCAAGTTGTAGACTTAGAATTCTCCATCGACCCAAATGATGTTATCGTTGAAGATTTGTATGGTGGAGCTAATATAAAAATGGCTATATCATTATTAAGAGAAGATGGTATTGAAGGTGAAAGAATAGATCTAGATTTAATGATGTTAAAAGGCGATTTTATACTCAACGAGAAAACTATTCAATCTTCTGAGCATCAAAAAGATAGAGGGCACTTTTCTGTAAGAGCTATTGTTAGACCAGCATATAAAATATTGAATACTATGGTCAATGATGTTTTCATTGGAACTCAACTTTTTTCAGTAGTACAAACATTGGGAATGAGCGTTGGAGCAACAGCAGTAAAATATGATACAGATGGACAGAATACCTCATCTATTGATCAAGTAATAATCCCGCCAACTACATTTTATAAGATAATTAAAGAGTATGATCGAGGCAATCCAGAAAAATTCGATGGTTTTCTAGATCAAAGATTTGGTTTATTTAATGGAACAGCTGGAGTGTTTTGTCAATTTGATAAAAATGTATATATAAAAAACCTAACAACAAGAATGTCAAAAAGTCCAGCTTTTGTTGTATATCAGTTGGCAATTGACTCGAATCAAACTACTGTAGAAAGAATAATGGATGATGTTGCAAAAGGCGATACTTTCTATACCTATGATGCTGTTACAACTGATTACTCTGGAAATGCAAAATATGCTAGTTTAGCTTCTAATTTTCATCATATAGTTAAACCCAAAGATACTTTGTTTTGGATGATTGATCAAACTTTAGATGATGTTGCAAAAAGTCATAGTGTAGTGTATCAAAATCCAAATATTGATAAGGACAAACAAATTGAACGTACAAGATATTATAATGAAGACACTGGATATGAAAAAGAAGAAGGTCTTTTTAATGCAAGATTCGGTAGACAACTAGCTGATTTATCAACTGTAAGTTTGAACATTGAACGAAACCTTCCAATTTTCAAGTTGTTGCAGGTTGGAGACTGTGTAGAGTATAAACCCCAAACTTTAGAATATGCTGATCTTTCTGGAAAATATATTCTGTGGAGTTCGGATATTCAATTCTCAAGACCTAATGTATGGGAAACTACTGCAACAATAAATTTAATCAGGACAAATAAGAAATCTGGAATAACTAGAAAACCACAGTATAGGTAAGAAACTCAATAATTTTCAGAACAAAAAATAAAGGAGCATAGTATGGAATCTGTCGCTGTAACTAAAGACGACAAAATACAAGATATAGCAGATGAGTTTGTTACTGAATACTTAAGATGTAAAAATGACTTTGATTACTTTTGCAGAAACTATGTTTTAATTGAAATACCGGGGAGAGATGTTAATTTAAATCCCTACAAAAAACAAATTGAGTTGATAAATCTAGTTGAAGAAAAGCGTTACGTCTTAGTATTAAAGAGTCGTCAAATTGGCATATCTACAATCATTCAAGCATATGCTGCCTGGTTAACAGTGTTCTTCGATAATGCAGTTATTGGAATTATTTCTAAGGATGGAAAAGAAGCAACCGACTTTGCAAGAGCAATTAGAGGAATGGTTGAAAAACTACCTGATTGGATGAAACCGCCAAAAGGTCCTCTCGGAAAAGGTTTTGCAAAAAGAACAGAGCAATCATTTATTCTTACAAATGGAAGCAAGGTATATGCTTCACCCGTTAATCCAAATGCTCCAGATAAAACCCTTCGTGGTAAAGCAATTACATTTTTAGTAATTGATGAGGCAGCATTTGTTCATCATGTTGACACAGCTTGGACTTCAATGGTTCCTGCTTTATCAACTAATCAAATGCAAGCCAAAAAAGCTGAAGTACCATATGGAACAGTTGTCCTTTCAACTCCTAATAAAACAATGGGAGTTGGAGAATGGTATTTCCAAAGATATATGAAGTCAATTTCTAGGGATGATATTTTTGAACCATTTGTAATTCATTGGAAAATGATTCCAGAATTAGCAGAAGATCCTGACTGGTATAACACTCAATGTAGACTATTTGATAATGATACAAGAAAAATTGCACAAGAGCTTGAGTTAAAATTTCTACCAGCAGAAGGATCATTCTTTGAACCTGAAACAGTTGAGAAAGTTCAAAATGCTGCCAGACAACCAATGGAAAAGTTAAAAGTTTATAACGGCGAAATATGGAAATTTCAAAATGCATATCCTGGAAAATATTATATAATGGGTGTTGATACTGCACCCGAGCACGGAGAAGACAGATCTGCTGTTACAGTTTGGGATTATGAATCAATGGAGCAGGTTTGTGAGTATCAAGGAAAATGTAAAGTTTTAGACTTTGTAAAGGTCGTAAAAGTTTTGGCTGCACAATATCCTGGATTAATAGTTGTTGAATCAAACTCTTATGGAAACCAAGTTGTCGAGCAATTATACAATAGTGAAGTTGGAACTATGGTATATAAAGAGAGACGGGGGCAACAAACATTATTGCCTGGGTTAGCAACAACAACTAAAACAAGACCTTTAATGATTGATGCACTATATTCATATATAACACAATTTCCAGAGATTGTCAGATCAGAAAGACTGGCTTTAGAACTAACTGGTCTTGTATCTAAACCAAGTGGTAAAGTTGAAGCTGATACTGGATGTAGAGATGACTTAGTATTAGCTTCATCTGTTGTTATGTATGTAAGAAAATATGATCCACCAATGTTGGTTGGTACTGCTGAATATAACTCTGTTGAATCTGAAATTGCAGAAGCATTGAAGAAAAATATTGGAATGCCAACAGAGACAACAAACGATATGATAATAAATCATGTTAGAGAAAACATTGAAGAAATGGGCGGATTTGTAGATACGTTAACCTTCTTTGAAAAAGGATAAGGAGATAAATTAATGTCTGAAAGTGGCACAATAGTGGATAAAGATAACTTAGCTGAAGTCTTTGCTTCACCTATTGGTTTAAAACCTGTTGTTAGAATTGATGGGGAAACCTTATATGGGTCGGAGAGACTAAATAACAGTTACATGAAAGCTCTAGAAAAATGTGGACGTACAAGGGCGGCAGCATCTAAATTACATGCTTTAGTCCTTAAAAGAAAAATTATTCCTTGTTTTAAGACTAAAGGATTTAAAGGTTTTTTAGCATGGAAAATATTTGCCCCAGTCCACCAACAAGCAGAGTTGGGTTTTTATGATCCAACAAAAACAAAAAGAATCTATATTATAATTTCAAATAACACGAATATATTTGCATTTGCTTCAAATGATTTTCTTGGAAAACTAACTATTCATGAATTGATGCATATGCTAGCTGATCAAAAAACGTCTCTATTTCTTAATATGTTTAAAAAAGAATTACTTGCATATTATAAAGAGTTGTTTAAAATGATTTTTAGCATGAAAGATATAGACTCGGGAAGGATGGAAAGAGTTTTGAAGCACATATTCATGGACATTGAAAGAAAATCAGCAAGTATGACGATGGGTACGTTAAATAGATACAGTAAAGTACTTGAAAAAGAGTTTTCTGGAATCACCACTATGTCACAAAGCGAGTTTCAAAAAACCTTAAATGATTTCATAACTATAATAAAGATTTATTTAGTTAGCGTTGAAAGGTTTTTTAAATCAAGAGATCAGTTCAGACACATTATAGCGCCAATGTACTTGGCATACAAAAGAGGTCTTTCCCTTACAAACTATACAACTGTTTGTATTCAAGAATTGATATTTCCTTCTGAGGTAATAGCAATTGCTTCAGAAGATATGAGATATGGAAAGAAAGCTTTGGCAGGAGCTACTAAGCTCTAAGGAGATAGAAGATGGCAGAAAAGACTCATATTCCTCGCAGTACAGATATACTGATGCAGGAAGCTACTACCTCAATGGCAGATAGAGCAAAGAGGATAAACAGTCTTCACCAGAAAGTTGATCAAATTGTAGTTGAAGAGAATCGTAAACGAGGACAAATTTCAAAAGAGGTCGATTCGTTATCAAAGCAAAAAGAAAGATTAAGACGAGAACTTGAATATGCCAGAACAGAAATCTCACATGATATGGCAAAAGAATATGGTGGCGTTGTAAAAGGTCTTGGTCAAACTATTAAACAATTGTCTCTTGGTGTCAAAAACATAACCATGACGACTGCAAAAGCAACTTCCCAAGCAGTCAATCAATATGGCAAAGCTATCAGTGAAGATATAAGTATTAATAAAACGAACATGATGGCAATGGCTCTATCCAAATCATCTCCTATCTTTGGTTATTTCGCATCCAAATTCATGGAAACAGATGTGTTCAGAGGTGCAGCTGCTCGAATCAGAGAAGGGCTTGGTGGAGCAGTTGTATCCGGTCTAAGAAGAATTTCAAGCATACTACCAGGAGTAAAAAGTGGAAAAGAGAAACAAGCTCAAAGAGAAAGAGAAATTGGAGCTCTTACTGGAGAAATTGGTTCTCTTAAAAAAGAAATTCAAGGCAGACCTCCTGCTATGCAAACTGGCGGATTTGTCAAAAAGGGTGGTGTAATTGAAGTTCATGCAGCAGAAGTAATTACTCCAGTCGATAAGTTAATGAGAGAAATCTCTACACAAATTCAAATTCAACAAGCAGCTGAAAGAAAAGGATTTGTCAAAACCTTCGTCAGGGAGTTCCAGCAAGCAAAAGATAGTAAGCAAGAGAATTGGCAAGACAGAATGCTTAAAGCTCTTCTTGAATTGAAAATTGCTTTCATTGGTACAACTTCACGATTAAGAATCGCATGGCAAAGAACATTGCTAGAGCATCCAACGTTTAGGGGAATGTTAATGTTCGCCGAAGGTTTCAAAGCTGTTATCGGTGCTCCTATTAAATGGCTATTTGGTGCTAGAGGTGGATATTTATCAGATATTAAACGTGCGTCTGCAACGGATAATGTATTCTTAAAAACATCTAATATCCTTGGTCTTATCTATACTATGGGTATGCCAAAACTAGATGCGATTGCTAAGTATACAAGAGCAACAGCTACAGCAATATCAGGTACGGAACCATCTGAACCCATGCCTACTCGTTACTCAATGTTCCAAAGAATTTCAGCTGCTTTTAGAAAACATAAAAAGACTGGCAAATTTGATTTGGGTGAACTAACCGGAAAAAAGACAATGAAAGACGTTGCAGGTCAGCATGGTCTTCATTATGAGTCTCTAAAAGAAGCTGGATTCGGTAGTGAAAAAGATTTCACTATGAGGGGTATTATAGGAAAACTATTTGGTCGTGGTAAAAGAGGCGGAATAGATTTAGGAGGTTTTAATGCTCCTAAGAAGAAACAAGTCATTCATAAGGGAATGAAGTCAGACATTCAAGAAGGAATGTTTCAATCATTAGAGCGTCTTAATAAGAAAATGTCTGCTCTTCTATTTCTAAAACAGAAACAAGAGAAAAGAGAAGGACCACATTCTCCAAGTATGGCTGATAATATCAAAGGAACATTTGTATGGATCAGAAAACAATATAGTCAAACAAGAGAAAAAGGTAAAGAGCAATTTCGCCAATTAAAGAAAATTAGAAAGACTGGAGAAAAGCAAAATCATTGGAGTCGTCTAATGAATAGAAAACTTAGAAGACTTGGTGGTAGTCTTTGGAAAGTTGTTATGTTTGCTTTCAATATTTTCCAAGGTGTTATTAGCACAGCAGTAAATGCTGTTGGAAATATTTTAAGTCCACTATTAAGTTATCTTGGTATCAGAGGACTATTCCAAACTAGGGGTGGAGCATTTGGCGGTTACCAACCCGGCAGTGAAGGATTTATCGGTCATGGTAAAAAGTTTGCACAATGGGGCGGAGGAAAAGTAGGAAGATTTGGTAAAGGAATAAGTAGAGCCTCTAGAATGGGTGGACCTGGCCTGGCAGCCAGATATGCTGGCAGATCAGCTTTGACTGGCATTAGAGGTGCCGCTACTTGGGCAGGTGGTGGAATAAAAGCTGCAGCAACAACGATTGGAGCTGCTGGAGCTGGTGTATTAGGAGGCGTTGTCGGCGGTGGAATGGGATTGTGGGATATGGCAAGAGCAATGATAAGCAATCCAGGAGAACTTGCCGGAGGATTTATGGTGAGGGGGTTATCCGCATTCTTGGGAGGTAAAGATAGCGGTTGGAAAGGTGCAAAATGGGGAGCTGTAAAGGGAGCTGGTATTGGAATGGGCGTTGGTCTTCTCTTTGGTCCAATAGGCGTAGCAATCGGTGGAGCAATCGGAGCAATAGCTGGTGGACTCCTTGGATTTATTGGAGGTAAAAGAATCTCTAAAGTTTTAAACGCTATTGTTAAACCATTTAAGATGTTAATAGGAGGAGTTTTCAAAGTCATATGGTTCCCATTCAAAATGCTGGGGAAACTTATTGGCTTATGGTGGAAACTAGTCAAATGGCAAGTAAAAACTGCATATAAAATTGTTAAAGGGATTGCAACGGTTGTTTGGGCAGTTATAAGCTGGCCATTCAAAACTCTATATAAAATGGCTGATTGGTGGTATAATAATATTACCAAACCTATTGCAAAAGTCGTATGGGCAGCATGGTCAGCAGTAGGAAAACGTATTTGGGCAATTGTAACCTGGCCATTTAGAATGCTTCGTGATATGGCAGTATTTCTATATGAACAAACCATTGGAAGAGCGAAAGAAGTTTGGGAAGGAATCAAAGCAGTTGGTCGTCGTGTATGGAGTATGATTACATTTCCATTTAGAATGATAAGACTATTTGTGGATACCTTCCTAAAAGAACTTGGATTTAAGGGTCTCGGTAAAGGAGGTAGTTTCTGGAAAACAGTTACCAAGGTGGTTAGTACTGTTTTCAATATTGTAACCTGGCCGTTAAGAATGGTTTGGAAAATAACTGGTTTGATGGGGAAAGCTCTCACATTCTTAGTTAAATCTGTTGGAAAAGCAGTATGGAATATTATAAGTATCCCTTGGTATATTCTCAAAACTGCAGCTAAAATCTGGTGGAAGCTAACTGGTTGGTGGCTGAAAGGTACAATGAGCGTAGTAGCTGTAGTAGTTAAAACATTAGCTAAAATAGTTGCCTTTCCTTTTAAAGTAATTGGCGGACTATTTTCAATTATTTGGAAAGGGCTTAAAGGAATTTGGGCTGTTGTATCTTTTCCATTTAGAGTCATTAGCGAAATTACAAAATTTATTTGGGGGTTTTTCACAAGAGAGAAGAAGGAGACAAAAGAAAGATTTTCAATGTGGAAAGGCATTACTATGCTCTTTAAAGCAGCAATGTGGCTTCCAATGAAAATCCTCAAGATTATAACCTGGCCATTTAGAATGATATTTAAAGCGCTTGGAGGAAAAACTGGTAAGGTTTTATTGAAACTTATGGAACCAGTTTTACTACCGCTTAAAATACTAATGTGGGTTGGAAGAAAGGTAGGTTCATTCTTTGGTACAGTGTGGGATGGACTTAAAAAGGCGTGGGACGTAGTAACCTGGCCTTTTAGAGCCATAACTGGAGCAGTCGGAGCTTTCAAAGACTGGGTTGTAGAAAAAGTGAAAAACATTCCTGTTGTGGGTAGATTTGTAACCTTTGTTGGAGATGCTTGGAAAAAGGGTAAAGAATGGGTACAAGATATAAAAGAAGGTACCTGGGCTGACAAGAGATTAAAAGAACTTGGTTTTGTAGATAAAGTTAAAGATGCAAAAGATTCTGCTAAGAAAAAACGTGAAACTCATTGGGAAAAGCGAAAACGAACACTACGAGAAAAAGGAATGACTTTAACAGAGCTTGGAGCATCAGAAGCTACATACAGATATGGTATGATTGTCAGAGCTAAAATTGGTGGTAAATGGTATAGTGTTAATAAGAGTGGTGAAGACTGGATAGTTGAGCCTGTTGGTGGCCCATCAGTTACTAAAGACGAATTGGCTAGAAGAATGACAGATAAATTTGTTGCAGAAAAAGGAGTTGACCGTGCAACAGCAGAAAAACAAACAGCATCATTAATGGCAATGATGGGCAACATGTCTGATAAACAAGTCAATGCTACACAAAACTCAACTAATATTCTAAACAATAGCGTTAATAATATGAGTAGTGTATCCACACCTCCTAGTAGAGGTAGAA